TTTCCAAGCCGCGGGTTTTTGCATTTCTTTCAATCACCTCACCACCGTCACCGGTGATTTTGGCACTCCGTTGGTTTGCTTCAGCAGCTGCACCTGAAACCCCTGCGTCTCGAGAATTATTTGCAGCGACTTGACCGGTAGTGGAAGCGCCTCGGGAAACGTTCAAAATGCTCTCACCTGTTGTTTTTGCTGTGCGTTGGGCACTTTCACTGTCTGCACCACGTACCGAAGCGACGCGGTCATTCTGTGCGGTTTCCTGGCCACCTACAGCCGCACCCCGCTGTGCATTACTACCGGCATTCCCGGTAACTTTGGCGTTTCTCTCGGCGTTATCGCTTTGCTGTCCTGCTACGCTAGCATCGCGCTCATTGTTTGCAGTATCTAAACCGGCTACGCTAGCATCGCGCTCATTGTTTGCAGTATCTAAACCGGCTACGCTAGCGTTTCTCTCGGCGTCTGCAGTATCAGCTCCGGTCACTAAAGCAGACCGTTCTGCGTTGGTTGTGGCGATACCAGCGACCTTGGCGTCGCGCTCATTTGTTGCACTTGTTCCGCTCGCTGCGTTTATTTCAACGATAGAAATGCGCCAGTTTGTATCGCCTCCAGCAATTGCTGCCTCTATCGTTTGAGCCGAGCCAGTCGATTCTATGTACCCAATTAAACAAGCGCCAATGCTGCTGTCTGGCTGAAAGGTATCAATGACAGTAAGGCCGGGAGCGGTAAGTGTTCGCGTGCCTTGCACGTTTATCGTTACCATCAGCATATTGCCCGCTGTCCCAGTATACGTAGCGCTGACGTCTGAGTTAAAGCCATCGGCCAGGACTGGGGTACCGATTGTTGGTGTGGCTTGATTTACACCGCCAAGGGCTACGGCCGTGAATGCGATTTCTTTAAACGATGGTTGACTTGATACCACGTCAAAGCTGGCATTGTCTATGGTGTACTCCCAAGCCTCGACCCCACAAACGCCAGACTGGATATTTTGCGAACCGCTACGCATTGTCATGGCGTTCCCATCAGCCGTAAAGCCTGTTATTGAGTCAGCGTCTTTATAAAAAACACCAACAAATAAACGGCTATTTATACCGGAGCAATCAAAATCTGCGATCGTGTCAGTGTTAGCGAATCCGGACGGAGAATGAGTTGTGTGGTTGTCTATTGTAATTACCGATGCTGGCGCGGCGACTCCGGTAATCTTGGCGCTGCGCTCGGCTTCGCTAACGACTACACCTAAAATCTTAGCGTCGCGCTCATTTGTTTCTGTTGCTGCTCCGGTAACTTTGGCGCTGCGCTCGGCTCCGATATCTGCTACCCCTGATACCTTGGCTGCTCGTTCTGCAGAAGTCTCAATGATTCCAGATACTTTTGCGCTGCGCTCGATGCTGTCAGAAGCGATACCATTAACCACCGCACTGGTTTCAACCTGTTGCGTATTTCCCCCTTCTACCTTCGCTGCTCGTAAGGCTGAATCTCGAAGCTCTCCAGAAGTTTTAGCAGACCGCTCTGCGTCACTTTCTACTGCAGCTGCACTAGCCATTAACTCAATAGCGGCGCAAGCGTTGTCTTGTGACGCTCCAGTAGTACGGCTAGCTCCTACCAGGACACTACCAGAACCCACTGTACGATATCCCGTACCGAATGAGGATGCTCTTGTGTTAGCGTTTTCAGTGAACGCTAACACCAAGCCCACATTGTCTGCTATAGCTTCTATTGTTTTATCCCCCTGGTCATAACAATAAGACCAGACTATAAGGTTGTCTACAGATTGTTTGGTAATCGATACAGTGGTTGCTTCTGTTCCCCGTGACGCTGAATTGGTCGCCGTATTTCCAAACGGAGTAGTCTGGTCTACGCCAGTAAAAACAGCCGCCGTAATTCCCCCATCGCGGTTTCCGCCTGAACCTGAAACGACCAAGTCATTCACGCCGGTAGCTGGATTTACCAGCGTCCAGATACGTGTTGTTTCCGAGAAGCCGTCAATTCCATTTACTACAGAAACCAGGGATTCTGTCAGGGCAACACCGTCATAAGTTATCCCTGACGGACCTGAAGCAGCGTTCTCGTGCATCACGGTAACAACAAGTATTCTGTCTGCCCCTGTTGCTAGCGAGTCATACGAATAGGTACTGTAGTTTGCAGTAGTATCATTAAGTATGATTACTGAAGAGGCCGCTAGGTAACTTACGCTCATATCATTATGGTCCAGCAATTAAGCGTCTGCTCATCCACCCACATCTGCACGCGCCTACCGTCAGCATATGAAGCTTCGGCCACCGTATATAGCTCGAATCGCTCTTGCCCGGTTTTGTCTTTTTCGGCGGCCGCTGCTCTAAATATCCGATAGTCAACCGGGACCGGTGCGTTGCCGATCACTTTATGAAACCGGGGATTCTTCCCTGCGCTGGGTAGATTAAACCGCTGCCCGCCCGGGGTGTATAGCGTCAGTGAAGTAATCTCTACCTGGGCCTCAGCCTGGTACGCCAAGAGACGCTGCCAGGGAGAGGGAGCGTCTTTAATTTCTTGGTAGTTTCCTTTCCCTTCATAAATCGTTTCCCCATTAGAAAGCGATGCGGTGAATAGAACCTTGTGTTGCATATGCATTATGGTGAGTCCTTGCGGCCTCTTTTATTTTAGTTGTTATTCTACTTCCTCTGTACTCACTTCCGGCGATGCGAACTTGGCAGCGTTTGCTGCTTTCACTTCTTCTGAAGTTTCTTCTCTTTCCGGCACTTCGACGGTTACAGTTTCATTTCCGACGGTGATTTCGATGCTCGGGCTTTGCACATTGATGATGTGGTCAAGCGTTCGCACTGACAATCCTCCGATTCTCACTCGCTTCTTGCCGATTATCGTTTCAGGTGATTCGACTCCTGCTAGTACGAGGATTTCTTTTGCTGTGTATTTTGACATATTAGGAATAAATTAATTCAACTCGTAAAGCGAACGCGGTCTTTGCTCCAACTGAATCTGGCGATACCGACGCGGCTACAAAGAAATCGTGCGATGTCGCGGCCGTGTTGTCAGTAAGCGTCACGGCTGCTGCTGACCCCTCGGCTGCTGTCCAGGCTGCATCGCCTTGCTCGGCGGCAAAGAATGTTACGCCAGTTGGTACGGCCGTGGTGGTTGACCCATCGTAAGCATAGAAGATAGCTGACTCTGTCACTACGGTTGTACCGTGCGAGAAGTTTATCTTGAATGTGGCCTCGGCCGCTAGCATCAAGTTCATCGCTTCTACGCCGTCACCCCAGTTTCCGGTAGACCCTGCGACATACTTCACGTTATTTGGAGTGTTCGCACTCGAATCATTCGCGCCAGCACTCGACTCGACGTGGGTAGTGTCTTGGTACTCTCCGACCGTCACCGCTGCATCAAAGCCGGCTGCTCCAGCAAACTGCACGATGTCAGTCGCTTCGATTGTGGTGTCGGTTGTGCCTTGTAGTTCCCATAAAAATGTTGCCATAAATATAATTTTTAATAATGTTTTTAATAATAGGGGAGACAGTACTTGATTAAAGCTTAGTCCGGTTTTTTATTCCTGGGGATTTTTCCATATGTCCCGGATGACCGCCACGGATTTCCGTAACTTTTTTAAGGTACGGCTTATCCAGTGGCGTATCAGAGTAAACACGCTCTCCGGTCCTCTTGTCGATATAGGTGTATTTTTGCATATATCTAAATCTCCAGGCTCATCCCACTCAGACTCCTCCTCCTTTGAGACATCTCCCCAAAGAGACTCTTTTGTAAAGGTGTACCGGACTATCCCTTGATCAGTTTTGACCTCACCCGTTACGGTTTCGGCTGATAAGTTCTGTCTTAGTAATAATAATACCATATCATCGAGGATGGTAACGGGGATTTTAGTATCTGAGTAAAACTCCATCACTCCAAATACATCCTCTATTTTATACTCCCAGGCGTTTGCGACCGCTTTCTCTTGAAAAATCATATTAAGATTGTAATTTGTTAAACCAGTTTACTAATAATTCAGCTTGAGTCATATCCATAACAATTTCCTTACCATCTCCAAAATCCACGCTAAAGATATCAACAGTACTCTGATATTTAAAAGTCGCGATATGACCAGGACAGCCGCTCATTTTACAATCTTCAGAGTGTTGATAATGATGAGCGATATCGACTAATTTATTAGGTACAAACATAGCTATATGATATCACATCGACACAGTAAAATAATAAAAAGCCCCAGGGTCCCAGACCTGGAGCTTTTTATTTACCTTAGAGTCTTAAGATTAAGACGCGGCAGTCGTCAATCGAGTTACGGCAGTCGGGATGACGGCAATATATCCAACTCGTTGAGTAAATCTGATCGCTTCTCGATCAGTTGTCAACAGGTTGATATCGGCATTGTCAGCGACGTTCCGTACCTCTCCAGCGTCAAATCGCTTGACTTTCATGGCTCCCTTGAATCCAAAGATGCAAGCCTTTCGGAGATCTCCAAAGAGTACAAACGACTTATCGACAGCAGTAGCGCCGATAGCCGGCATAGCCTCAACCATTACAGCCGGGTATCCCCAGATTGTAGCTGGTCCAGCTTGAGATGGAGCTTGGTAGATAAACGCTCCAGCACCATCTCCAGCAGTTATCGCATCCTCTCGTAGTTTTCGCACGACAGACATAATTGTCCTATGGAGGTAATACTTGCCGTTTGCAAGAGCTCCAGATGGAGTCGCGTCTACCATGTCGATAAGATTCTCAGCTGTCATACTCGCAAAAGTAGTGCCAGTCATTGTCACCTCATTTACAGCGGTTGACACTGTTAGTCCAGTGAAACCACCGAAAGCAGCTGTTCCAGCTCCGATGAAGAAAGCTTCATCTTCAGCCTGAGCAAATCCCTCCGCTACTCTTGAGGCCATGAAAGAAATCAAGTCGATTTCAGTGTCCTCAAGGAGTTCGCTTGTCATAGTCACGATGGCTCCCAATTTCTTAAGAGTCAGCACTTCTTGACCGAGGACCGCTTGAGTTGACTTAACAACAGCTCCCTCATCTACCCAGTAGACAGTAACGTCGGTAACAAGATCATTAGCCTTGTATGAGCCTTTTGTAAGCTGGACAGTTTCCATCTCACGCCGAGCAACACCGTACTCCGTCATCAAGTGACGGATTTCCGCTGACAACTCTGAGTCTACCGTATACCCAGCATACGGAGATCCAGTCGCATCGGTAGACATTTCCTTTAACAGAGTGTCATTACCGGCTACGATGCCAGTCACGGTCTTACGTAGGATAGCATTTAGCTCCTTACGCTTAGCCTGTGCATCTGGATGATAAACTCCAGCCTTTTGAGCGATGAGAGCTTTTTGTTCATCCATGTAAGTCTTTAAATCTCCCTTAAGAGATTTTTCGAGACGCTTACCCTCTCGAGCGAATAGAGCCTTAATACCCTTTTCCACTTGTTCATCTTCGTCACCATCTTCGTCCTCAGCCGCCTCAGCGTCCTCAGCCGTTTCCGGTAGATCAGCAACTGCTTCAGCCGCCTCAGCGACCTCAGTCTGATCTTCGCCATCGAGAGCCTTAAGCATTTCGACAACTTTTGATTTTTCAGCCTCAGTAGCGTATCCACGCTCAGTCAGAGACTTAATAAATTTTAGAAACTTAGTCATAATTAAAATTACGATTAAACCTTTTGATAATCGTTTTAAGTCCGTATCTCCTAAGAGAGATCGACTGGGAGACTATTTTGCTTTTAAGAGTCGTCGGATGATTGAGTTAAAATCTCGCTTGACTTCAGTACTTTCACCCTTAAGCATTTTCTCGATTGTAGCATGAGCCGTCTTGAGTTCTTGTTGTTGCCGATCGTTTAATTTGTGGATAACTTTAACGTATCGAGATTTAACTGATACTCTCTTTAGAGTTTTTACTGGTGGTATCTCCTCCTCAGTTTCCTCATCCTCTGGAGTTTCGATTTCCTCCTCCTCGGTTTCCTCCTCATCCTCGGTAGTTTCGATTTCCTCCTCCTCGGTTTCCTCCTCATCCTCGGTAGTTTCATCCTCAGTTTCCTCATCCTCTGGAGTTTCGATTTCATCCTCGTCATCGTCAATATCTACAGCTGTACTAAATTCTTTTAATCCGATTCCGATACTTTTGGCAAGAGTTGCCGCTGAGTTAGCTGGTACGGATACCGCTGATACTTCGAGGAGCTCAGCTGATTTAATAGTATAGTAATCAGTCGATCCGTCTTTTTTCTTATCAAATTCAGTCGGAATAAATCCAACAGATGAGGCGTGTAAAAAACCTCCAGCGTAAAGATCAAAGATGATTTTTGCTTTAGGATTAGCATCAACAGCAAACTCCCAAGTCTGTACCAGCTTAGCTTTTTTCCCTTTACCCTCGATCACTGTCTTAGTCGCTCGAGCGATGACCTCAGTCGCATCGTTATAATTGTGCGAGTTCAAGATAACCGGATTTTTTTTGTAAGCCTTTAAATCCCATCCATCCTGTAAGATGACATCCCCGTGTCGATCTATATCCTGAGATGATGCAACCATCGTAAGCGTATACTTTTCTTTATTTATATCCTTTACTTCGATCGGCATCGAGATAATTGATTTTTGTCCGTTTTTTATTCTAGGCATACGCTTATAAATTAATACTTTAATAATACCACACTGTTTAAGACTGACAGCGACAGTTTATATACTGAGACGGACTGGCTCTTTTGTCGCCGGGGTACATCTGTCCATTACTAAACGGCATATCAAGCGGCACCTCCTCACCATCGAGGATTACATGATTCGCCTCATCGTCTGGATCCATCCCCCGAGTCTCGGGATCAATAACCGATACCCAGATTTTAATCTGGAGATTAGCCTGACGGTATCCCTCTATATTAGCGTATTGATTTACGCTATGGACTTCAGTCCTAGCAATAGTCGATGCACGGCCTTTGCCGATTCCCTCGTAAGTGCTCTCGATCCGGCCGATAAGCTGGTCTCGAGTTTCCCCAGCTGCAAAGCTGTCCTCAAATTCTGTCAGTAGCTTTTTATGAGTAGTGACGTTTATTACATTAGAAGTCTCATCCATCGCTCGCTCCATCCATGATCGAATATCAGACCCGATATTAAAGTCAAAAGCTGATCCAGCTAATTCCATAGCGTCAGCTCCGGACTCAATTAGAAACTCAGTAAGCATCGGCATAAATGAGGCTTTAGCAAGCTTAGCCTCAAGCTCAATACTAAACACATCATCGAGTAACCCTTTTACTTTAAAACTCTTACGAGATTTAATCTGGTCGACGAGTCGGGTACGTTGCTCGCTTAGATATGTATCGACGACCTTATTAAAACCCAATACTTGAGAGTCCTCCCGTTTAGCTTTAGCCTTTCCGTATTTCAACCGGGTATCGGGATCTCTTAAGGGATGGACGATTTTCTTAGTGGACTTAATAGCCTTTTCCGATTCCTGGACCGACAGTCGAGACTTCTCCCCGAGAGGTAGCATATTAAATGGCACCATAATTACATCTCCCTCCGGGATCTCATCCATGCCGTGACGAGTCCGAGCCTCGTTTATAGTCATAAAGTAATTTTTAATCCCACTCTCAGTCTCTTTAATTTTATCCTCAAGATTCTCGGGAGTCGGATCAATAAACGTAAGCGTCTCAGTATCACCGACGAGAGTTCTGTCTAACGCTGTCGCTAAATTATTAAGCAACGGCTTAATAGTCTCACGTAAAAATATACGGATAGCAGCATCGGCATTACTAAACTGGATATCATCAAACGATCCCAGCAGCGGCTTAGGTACTCCAGTCATTATGATAATGTCCTCGAGAGTCATCTTTTTAGCATCGATATAAGAAAGCTCGTCTGGAGTTAAGCCAGTACGGATATAATCAGAATCACCTCCGAGGAATAGTGGAGTACCAGCTTTCCGGGCATCAGCGTATTCCTTAGCGTAGTCGTCTTTAAGTTGCTGGAGTTGCTCTTGACCGAGTCGAGGAGTTTTAAACTTAAATACTCCCTCGACCTTACCACCATTCTCAAGCACTCGAGCATGATACGCGCCAATCTGGACCTCCGTCTGGATTGTCTGGATACCTGACTTTAAAAGAGATCGTCCTTTTAGAGGAGAGGATGGATCTGGATCAAAGATCATTATAATTTTCTCGGGCTCGTAATTGACAGTCCCTTTATTAGTCCGATACTCGTAACGGATAACAGATGAGTTATCCTCGCTATATACGACATTAACCATATCTGGACGTAAGAGATGGAGATTTCTTATTTTACTGGACTCGAATAACTCTTGACCGATATCCTTTACGATATAGGCACTACCCAGAGCGTCATAGTATTTTTGAAAAAGAGACCAGAATTGAAATCCAGAATAATAATCGTTAGGGTGATTTAAAACGTCGAGAATTTTATGCCCGATAATAGGCTCTCCAAATTTATCCTTTACGAGCCACTGGACCTCTCCTACTTTTTGAGATCGTTTAGTTAAAGCTTTATCAGTATAGAGACTGATATCCAGAGCTTTTAAATAATCACTCGATCCCCACCTGGTCGACGATGGTAAATTACCGGAGATCATTCCAATATACTTCTTACCAGTAAACACTCCGGCGATATCTTTAAAAATACTCATATCTCAAATAATAGCACGTTAGTTGAGGTACTTGTATATCATATGTCTGTATTTCTTAGGAAATAGGGGAGAGTAAGCGAGTATCCAT